AAAAGCGACAATTCTATAAGATATATGGAGGAAAAATGAAAAAAAGTGTTCTAGCAATTATGGTAGGTGCGTTGTGTATTATTCTTTCCAGCTGTCAGGAAACACCAGAGGAGAGTTCGGTAGTCAGCAAAGTGGATGGGATTAGCGAGGCGGCTGTCTGTGAACCTCTTAAAAAAGGAGAAAAGAGAGAGACAAATGTTCCAACGCATTGGAAATTTGAAGAAAAGAAAAGCAACGACCGTGTGGTTATCCAGGCAGATATTAAGTTGGGCGAACAAAGCATTGGCAATCTTCCAGTCATAGAGATGCAAAATCACGAGTTAACGCAGGAAGAACTGAATGGATTGATTGATTATTTTACGGACGGTGAGGAACTATATATGCCACAGATGGTGACAAAGGATGCGTATCAGGAAGTGTTAGACAGGATTTCCAGCAAGGAAGGAAGTTACTTGCAATCAGCATATTCTACATCGATTGCAGGGATTCAAAACGCAACCCGAGAGGGGATGGAGCTTGCACCGGATGAAGCGTCTGCACCGGAAAAGATGGAGATAAAATTTCAAAAAAAAACAGAGGATCACGGTGTGGAAGCGGCACGGAGTTGGATGAGTACTGAATTGGAAAACACAGATACAGAGGATTATTTTACTGCAGATGTGGGCGAGGACAGGAAGGCATATATAGAAGCAGAGCGGTATAATCAGGAAATTGACAATGACAGTAGTTTTCTCTGGATGGAGGGTTCTAATTTTATAGAAGAAGAAACAATAGAAACTGAGGAAATGCAGAGTGAGTATTACAGTAGCTTTGGCATGGATACCAACGGCTATACAGAGAAATTTCATGAACTGGCAGATGCGTATCGAAAGTGCATGGACAAGATCACCTTTACAGAGGAAGATGGAAAGGAACAGGCAGAACAAGTTTTAGAGGATTTAGGTATCGATGGAATGGGCCTTGTAGATTCTGATCGTACCGTGTGGTTCCCGAATGGCGCATGTTCAGAGCGCAATGGTCTGGGACTTGGTAGTGATGCTTTGTGGCAGGGAGATCTGGATAGAGGATTACCGGGATATCTGTATTGTTTTTCGAAAAGTGTAGAGGGTATTACTTCAGTTCCTGATGGCGTGGTTGCGGAAGAAACAGTGGATAGTTATGTGCCTCCGTTCCAGGTAGAAACAATCTCTATTCTGATAACAGAGGAAGGAATTAAATATTTTAAATGGGATGGGATATCGGAAGAAGTCTGTACGGTGACGGAAAATACAAAGCTTCTGCCTTTTGAAAAAATACAGGCAAAGCTGACAGATCAGATTTTTTATTGGTATTCCGGAAAAGGCCAGTCTGCCAACGACACTACCGCACTGGAGTATGATGTGGTAAACGCAAAATTGCAGTATACTTATACCACAGCCTATCAGGAGCCGAAACACGCATGGTTGGTTCCAGCATGGATTTTTACTGTCAGGGAAAGTATTGGTGGAAATTCTCTACAGGAGCTTTCTTATGTGATCAATGCTTATGATGGCAGTGTGATTGGAGAAGCATATTAGGGTTCAGCGACACTTGAATTTTTATTGACCATAGAATTACAAGGTTTATCATGAGAATAATAAATATGCGATATTTGGCTTGGATATATAACAGGTAAGAATAGGAATAGTGCAAATGATTAAGCTCGCATTGATTGATAACGGTATACCTTATCATATGAGAAATAACAGGAATCAAAGGATTGTTCATAAATCTTTTTTGGCTTCTAAATGCGATCCAAGTGAGTATAAAGACGATAAATCATTCCATGGCGCTGTATGCGTCGGAATTATCACAAGCATATGTAGTGATATAGAATTATGGGACTTGAATGTGACTGACTCTGCAGGAACAACACAGATCACAGTTTTGCTGGAAGCTTTGTATCAAACAGTAGGTTGATGACGAGATGATTGTAATGTATCGCAGATTGAACAAGCAGAGGAGCATATTTACAAGTTCTCAGGCATTGATGAAGGCAATATACCTAGACTATAAAAAATTTGAGATAGGAGGAGCGAAAAGTGTCAAAAAAAGAAAAGTGATCCTTATGTAAACGCTCCATGTCTAAGAAAAAATGGAAATGGACAAGCGCCTAGTCTTGGAGTGTATCTCAAAACTAGGCGTTTACATTATTGAGGCAATATATTTTACAAGTGTTTGTAGGAACCGTTAGTGCTTGGTGAGAAGAATACTTTTTGCCAGAGCAATTCCAGCTTGTGGATACAATTCTTGAATTGCTTGATATTTTTCTTCAATCAATTCGGGTTCTTTCGCCCATCCAAGATGCAACTAATCCACATTAAATAAGTAGTAACTTTTTGATAAAAATAAGATTGATACAATATTCAGGACGGCAGATCCATCCGTCCAACACTCATATACGCCGCACGCAGAAAGGTGTGCATCATTTCGGTTGTCAGGATCATCCCTCTTGGCAGCCGGAACTTGAATGTATTTCCCGGTATCTCTAAAAACTCTTGGTATAGTAAAAACGTATCGTAAGATTCGTAGATTTGATATTCCATTATTATTCCCCCTCGCATTGGCTACATATTATTATAGCACAGCGGATCAGGTGCTGGGCTTGAAATTATTTTAAAAAGTTTTCGATTTGCTATTGACTTTACGCCTTATAAGGCGTATAATAAGACCATAAGATAAAGCGAAGGAGATATGAAAGATGACAAGAAATGAAGCGATTGAAAAAATCATGGAACGAATCGAAGAAATCAAGGATGAATATGATTTTGGTTATATCGGAGTAAGAGTGCAAGAAGATGCGTTCGTTCTTGGGGAAATGCTTAACAACTCCTTTGCATGGGTGGATGGTGAAATGACAGAGGAAGAACTTAATGGAACATGCGCTGTAAAAATTGATGAAGCCGAGCTTGCAAAGGGATACTTCGGAGATCACGTTGCTATAATCGGCGGAGACTCTGCAGAATACGGACAGGATCTCGGTGAAATCATCATCAGGAACGCAGAAGTACTTGAAATTATATCATAGGAGTAATAGTATGAGAAGATATAGTGATTGCATGAGAACTGATGGTATGTGCGGAATATGCGCATTAACAAGCAGGGGCTTGGATTGTCACAACAACAGAATAAATGGCGTCATGTACAATAGGACATTGTCTGGAATGACACAGAAAGAACTTTCAGAGAAGACCGGAATCAACATCCGGCAAATACAGAAATATGAGTCTGGAGAGTACGATACTGGAAAAATGATGCTTAGGAACGCAATTGCTCTAGCAGATGCGCTGGAATGCGATGTGAGGGAATTATTGTAAATGGATGATTTAACCGGAAGAAAGTTTGGGAAACTTACCGTGATTGAGAAAACGGAAAAAATAAAAAATGGCTCTATCGTTTGGAAATGCAAATGTGATTGCGGCGGCACTATATGTGCATCAACACGAGATTTAAATCAGGGGCGGATCAAGAGCTGTGGCTGCCTGAGAAAAGAAAGATATAATCTAATCGGTCAAAAATTCGGAAGGCTAACTGTGCTAAAATCTGAATCATGCGGATCACATCGAACATTTCTCTGCCAATGCGAGTGCGGAAATAAAGTTTCTGTACGCGGTGATAGTCTAAAAAGAGGTAAAACCGTAAGCTGTGGATGCTTAAAGCGTAATGGAGAGAAAGCCGGACAACTGGAAAGAGGGAGAAACCTAAATGATCATACATCTCTCATATTTTACAAAGGGACTGTATCAAAAAACAATACAACTGGATTTAATGGGATATCACTAATCAAAGGCAAATACAGGGCTACCATTGGATACAAAAATAAAACATATTATTTGATATCTGATAGTAACATTGAGATAGCAAAAGATGTCCGAAAAGAAGCGGATGAAGCTATAAAAAATGGAACGTTTGAAGAATGGATAGAACAGCTACGGAGGAGTAGAAATGAAAAGAAGCATTATTGATTTATTTAAAGACGCGTTAGAGTCGGATGATTATAACTTCAAGGCAGCATTCCTCGTAGGGAGCCTAGTATCTTACGAATCGAATGACACGCCAGAAAAAGAAGTGCAAAGCACAGAGTATCTTACTGAGATTCTCGGATACCTGCAGTCTGTAAATGCAAGCGACCCAGACAAGAAAGAATTTATCAATAGAATAACGGAAACCATTGAACGGTATTTGAATTGGGAAGATGATACCCCCTCAGAGAGCTGATCTCCGAGGGGATTTTATTAGATAGATGTAGATGGTTTTCTGTTCAGAACCGCAAGCAATCTTGCGTGCCACGGCGCTTTTTTTGTCCAATGATAAGACGGCATATCTCTTCCATTGTTCGCTTTGTAAATATCCATCAGGATCTTCATCTCGTCCGGATGTCCCAAAGCCGTAATCTTATCGTCATGATACCAATATACACATCCTTTTCCCTCTACTGTAAACATACACTGCATAGTCTCTTCTCCTTTCTGATCTCCTGTATTTTGATTATTTCCCTGTCCGCTTCCTGCGGATGCTTTGCTGTCGATCGCCTTTGCGATCAGTTCTGCAACTCCTTTTGTACCTAAATTTCGATATCTGGCCACATCACCTGTGCCAGTGCAGAATAATATCTCCACGATCATGCCAGGCATATTAGATGCATTCAGATCATGGTATCCCGAACTGTACTTTACACCACGGTTAGCAAATCCTTTATTTGCGAAATTCTGGCAGATATTGCTTGCGATCGTGTTCATTGTCTGGTTAGATGCATCGTATAACCACACCTCTGTACCGCCAGCTAATTCCGCTCCTGCCGCATTCATGTGCAAAGTTACATAGATATCGCACCCCGCACTATTCGCCTTATTTGTGCCGTCAGACAGCTCACCGGAGACATTGGATGCGTTGGAATTGCAATCAACCACAGTATGACCGACAGCCTGCAACATTGGTGCAAGCTCATTGTAGATCTTCCGCACTTCTGCCTGCTCATCGATCAGACCTATTGCACCTTTACAATTCGGGGAATGCCCTCCCCTTAAGCCAATTTTCATTCTTTCTCTTCCTCCTGCTCTTCTGTTTCAAATGCCTTTTCCAGTTCCTCTGCGGATACTCTGCCAAATTCGTTCTGTTCGCTCATGTTCTCACCTCCTTGTGCGATGTCGCACAATAAAAGAGAGCCTGTTTCCAAGCTCTCATAAATCTATTTATATGTAAGTGCCCGTTCTGAATCTCCTGTTCCCGGTGTTGTTGGGTCTACCACTACACCAAGGATCGCCAGCACTGCAAAGAGTGCGTTTACTACGGTGAGCAGTTTATCCCCTAAATCTCCGAGATCAATCGTAAACCCAAACACTGCCGCAATCGCCTGTATTAACAGCAACAGTGCCGGGATCAGTGCCACCCAGAAAGCCTTGTTTTTGATTCTTACAATCCAGTTAATTTTTTTCATTTCACGTCCTCCTTAAAAAAGCATTGCTGCTACTGCACCGATAATAGCTCCAATAAGAGCGGTTACAACTCCATCCCATCTCTTGGCCGGAGTCTGCTCAAGATGTGTCACTTTTTCGGTCAACTGCGCAAGGGTCTGGTTCATAAATCCAACCTCCTTGGTCAGCCCAACCATTTCCTGTGCCAGCTGGTGCACCACATTAACAACGTCCTCCGCTTCTTTCATTCGGTGTTTTAATGAGCCGATTTCTTTTCCGTGCTCTGCAAGTTTCACTTCTACTTCATTTTCTGTCATGTCTTTCCTCCGGTTTTTTTAAGTATAAAAATAAGACCGTGAGGGTCTTGCCCTAATCTCCATATCCGCTCCTTTAGTCATCCGTAATCCATGTAAATGTCTTTATGCGCTCACAGTAGTCTGTCTTGCCAGTTACAATGGATATTCCTCCGTCTTTTGAGATATAATATCTGCCAGTCCCGATAACTGACGGACCAACCAATTCGCTGTACGTCTCTACTATGTCTACGACTGGTCGATATCCTATAGGGATCCTTAATTCGTCAAACGGTCCGTGCGATCCTGTGTTTGGAAATTGTATAAGTGCCGTGATTTTACATGTAACCACGCACCCTCTCCTTATTAGCTCCGCCTGTATATAGTTGGATGAGTTTATGCTGGCGAATGGTCCTTTTATTTTTCCGGAGTCATAATTTGTTGCTTTAGATATGTTCATTTCGTATGATCCGGAGTTTTTAACAAATATACCGTCCCGTTTAAAAATAACAAGGTTGGAAATGGTGGCTCCGTCAAAATACTGCGCAATCTGCGTTGGGAATATAGATAAGCTTGTGTGTCTGCCGCTGCTCATCCCATTCGCCACAAATACACCCTTGCTTATTGCAGAGCTGTTTATCCCGTTTTCATCTTCAGAGTAGATCTCTCCGGTATTTACTTGGATAAAAAAGTGTCCGTCCAGACTCTTTATAAGTCCAGCGGTTACAGTTCCGAGGTTTGCGGCAATCGCACTTAGCGTCTCTACATTCAGATTCTCTACGGAAATGTAATAGATCACCCATTTACTTCCATCCCATCTTTTAATCGGCTCTCCGCTTGCGGTCTGCCAGAGCTGTCCCGCTTTTGGATTTTCCGGAGCTGTTGGAGACACGATAATGCCGGAATCCCCGTCTGCCCCATTCTGCCCGTGTACTCCGATGATAATAGGGGTTGTCTTGGTCGAGGTTCCATTTGTGTAGGCATAAACTTCGTAGCTCCACAAATATTTTTTTACGTCCGTCATGTCCTGCTTCGTAGTGCTCCACCCAGAAGAGGATATTGTGATTCCGGTACTCTTTTCGGATGCGAGGTAGTACTTTGTAATAGATTCGATTCCAACACCGTCCTGACCATCATCCCCTTTATACTTCGACCACTGATAATCTGTGGGATTGCTACTTTCTGTCGGTACTTCCTTGTTATAGGCAAATCCGATGTAATATTTTCCGTTCGGGCTGTCAGACATCCCGTTTCCGCTGGCATCATCCGCATATCTCACCCACGTATAGTAAGTTTTTCCGTCATCTCCGGGCTTTCCTGGTACTCCCTCTCCGGTGATCCTTGCCCACTGGTAATCTTCCGGATTATTGGACATTACCGGAGTCTCCTTATTGTAGGCGATTCCTAAGTATTCTTTTCCATCCGGACTACTGGACATTCCATTTCCATATTCGTCATCGGCAAATTTAAACCATGTGTAATACGTTGTTCCGTCTTTTCCCGGCTCTCCATCCGATACATCTGTCACTGTGACCTCATAATACCCACGCTTTACGCCATTTTCGTAAGCCGTAAATGAGTAAACCGCCTTAACATCCACATCCTCTGCATTAACCGTAACACTCTTGCCAACGTAAAACTCTGTCCCATCTTTACTCCACCGGATTTCCAGATTGCCCGTGACGTCCACGCCGTTATCGTAAGCGTAAGCTGTCAGAGTAGTGCTGCCGATACCATTTTTAAAGATGATGCCATTGTTGGTGGAGATGGAACAAGTGTAGACCTTATTTTTGTTGATAAGATCTTCCATCCTCTGCAACAAGCTATCCGAAATTTCGGATGTAAGCTCTTTGTAGTTTGTAAATACCGTCTTTGCTGTTTTTGGATTGGTAAGACTGCGCACCTGTTCGGACACTCTCGCCTGTAGATAAAGCACTGGTGTCCACTCCTGATCCTGCATCCTTACGGTGTCCCCGATATTGGTATCGAAGTACCCGTCCACCTCGTAAGTCACTACTGGCTCGGATGCGGTCTTGAGGTCAGATAGTGCCATGCTATAGAGCTTATCTTGATTGTCTGTATCGTACTCTTTCCGCAGCATGATATAAGCATCGTCCTTGTTTACGATGTTGGACGGGAATCGATCTCTTGCCTGTGGTGCGCGGATGATCGCACCGTCTGTAAAGTACTCGATATTGCCGTTTTCATCGTATTCTTTCTTGTCAAGACCATTGATTGTCAGACCGTCCTTTCCGGTCGGCTGGATGCAGGTGTAAAGCTTCTCGGCATCTGTGGTTTTTCGAATTCCGGTAATTCCTTTCCCGTACCGCAGTACAATGTCATTCCGGTGTTCTCCGACTCCGCTGTCTGTATCGGAGTGTTTCCGATATACATTTAGGACAATCTCTTTTAAAGAGTAGTCCCTGTTCAGTACTGTCTCAAATTCGATTTCAGCAGAAAAGACATTAGCCAGGGAGAATAATCTCTTTAATACGGACGTTGTACCTGTCCATTCGTTGGTGATACGCTTATCTGACACCTCGTTGAGACCCAATTTAAGTGTCCTCTCCGCGTCAAATACGGAAATGTACTCTTCAATGCTCATGGCTTTTTCCGCTTTATATTCGCCGGCATCCTCGTTGATTAACTCAAACGACAGCGACCATGCCGTGGCAGTAATCGTCTGCTCCGTCTGATCGGTATTTACAATATTTAAGTAGTAAGATTTACCCTTGTAAGTAAATGCCACCTTGTTTCCGACTGTAACATGTTCTGCGTCTGGATGCTTTGCATTTACCGTAAAAGTATAGGTATTCGCCGCTCCCTGCAAATACTCATGCAGATCATCATCCCAGTAGTGCATAGACTTTTTGTGTGCATTATCCATAAATGCTATAGGCGTGTTATTTGCACTTAAAATTGCAATTCTAATACTGTCCATTACAAGTAAACCTCCCGTATTTTTGCTTTAATCTGTGGCGGCGGAGCAGAGAAAGAAGAGTAGCAGAACTGTACTTCCGTTGTTCCGGGCGGAACTTTTGGATAATTAGATCCATCAATCTCATCTCTTTTTGCCGGCATCCCGTTAACATAGACCTTTGTACTCTCTCCATTTATGGACACCACATCTCCAGCACGATACCGGTTCGGCACATCTCGGTATTTTTCCACGTTATCCTTACGGAACCAGATACTTTTTAAATAATTGTGCGTGACGTACTGGTTCGTGAGGTTTCTGTCTCCCCACTGCCCGATCCAGATCTGGATTTTTTCACATTCCATATCCTTAATCTCTGGTATGTTTCGCTCCATGTAACTTCCATACCAGAAAATCCGCAGCTTTTCTCCCTCTTTTAAAAAGTCGTTGTGGCATCCCATTTTTAGGTTAAACGGATTGCCCTCGTATGCTGTCGGCTGGAACTCTTCCCGTCTGAGCAAGGTGTTTCCTGGGGCGAACCACTCGATACGTGCCGTATTTCCAACAGAATCACTCTTGTTTATAGACATGGCGCAGATCACCTTGTTATCTCCAGTCAGGAATGCAATGGTCTGTGCTCCTGTCTGTCCCATTAAGCCAGTCTCAAACCAGTGTTGGGTGTAGCAATAAAAGTTCTTCGCCCCACGTCTGCCCTCGCTGTCCACTGGGATAGTAAGTGTTCTCATTCCGCCGTTCCAGTACCCGGATGTTGCCTGTCCACCTTTTAATGCCATCACGTTATATCCGGCAACATTCTTAACTTCGAGTGTTCCCTGTGTGGTGTTTTCCGGATTCTGATAAGAGGTTCCATGATCATCTTGAAACAGGCTGTATCCATCAAACAGGTTTTCAGACGCTTTGTAATTCTCTCCGTCTGCTTCTTCCTCTTTCCCTAGCTGGATCACTCCGTACTGGCTCACAAGTCCGATAAATCCGTTTTCATGATTGTGCGTGATCTCGTAGTCCACGTCTGTCCATTCGGTGCCGTTGTTTTGGATGGTAATGGTCTGGTATCCGCTCTGTTGGACGCCAGTGAATTGTTTTTCTGCGGTAGAGTATGCTACTCCGTCCGGGATTAGCCATGTGATTGTGCCTTTTCCAAACATTGCAACCTGTGTTATATCAAAATTGCCGTCAGGGACAGCATAAAAGTAGCGATCTGGATAATTCCCAAAAACAAGTTTTTTCGGCTCTGCGACGTTTAGGATTTTCTGAATCGCGTCATAGCTTGCTAAGATGTCTCCTTTAATTTCAAAGGGCATTTCAAGCGTCTTTGATTTATATGTTGTATAGCCAAAATCCTCTCCTTTTGCACTTTCTGCTCCGTCAAGGAGTCCCGACTCTCTATTTGCTCCACTAAACGGAGAGAACCCGGACAATACACTTAAGTATCGCCCGAGTTCCTGATCGTCAAATTTTACTGATAGGCTCAATTTCTATCCCCTCCTAACATCTTCCGAAAACTTGAATTCTTTTCTATTTGTTTTTCCATTGGTGTTGCAAGTACTCTGGATGTCTCTACAGAGTCAATTTTATTAACAATCTCTAGTGGCCTGTTGGCAAGTCTGGATAGACGATCTACCGCATAGAGTAACTCGTTATTATTTTCAGACTTCCGGATTCCAACGCTTTTCTGGTAAGTTTGACTTCCAGCACTTTCCGGCACTGATAACGTTATACCGCTCACAGATGCAGACAACTGCGACACTACCTTACCGGATACTTTTTTTATCTCTTTGTACGGCATATACTTTTCGTATCCAACACCTACGCCCATTGCAAGGTATTTCCCGACTTGGTCTCGCATAACTCTGGACGGTGATTTTATGCCGAAAAAATCGCAAATAGATGTAACTACACTATCAGCGAATCCTCCAATCTTGTCAATAATCCAACCAGTCATGTTGGATATTCCGTTCCAGATTCCTTGGACAATATTACTTCCAATGGATATCATTTTCCCGGGAACGGATGAGATTGTGCTAATAATAGCATTTGCTATCCCAGAAACAGCGTTTTTAACAGCGACAATCGACGTCTGTATTACATTTGAGAATCCAGTCATCGCAGTACGTCCGATATCCCGCAATAAAATTGGAAGATTCTGAATAGAGGATTTAATTCCATTCAAAATATTTTTTCCACACTCTATTGCGAATCCGACCATAGACTTAATTCCATTTCCCAGTGCGGTTATAATGGTTTTACCAAGGTTCAGCCACTGGAATGCCATCAGTGTGTCAACAATAGCTGCTATGATCTGGGGAATGTTTGCAATCAGAGTTGGTATTGCCTGAATAAGCCCGAGTGCCAACTGCCCAAGCAATTCCGCGCCCTTCATTAAAATCGTCGGGAAATTGTCGTTAATAATGTTTGCGAATGTAGAAATAATCTCTGGGACTCGCTCAATCAATATCGGTATTGCGGTCACGATTCCCTCGACCAATTTCTGTAGCAACTCAAAACCTTTTTGAATCATTACAGGTGCAGCTTCTGCAAGCTTTTCTCCAATGCCCTGTATAAAATCAAGCACTTTCGGCAACGCTTCTGGAATTGCCTTTACGAATCCATCAATCAGATTGCTTAACAATTCATAGCCTTGCTGCAACAAACTTGGCCCCTGAGACGTTATCTGCTCGTATAGGGTTGTAATAAGCTGAGTTATAAGCAATCCAACAGATGGTAATACCTGCATCATCCCGTCTATTATTGCCTGTATGATCTGGATCCCAGACGACAACAGTTGTGGTATACTTGTGCTGATATTTTCCGCAAACGAACTTATAATTTGTGCTGATGCAGTAACAATTCCGGGTAACGCCTGTATGATTCCAGTTGTTATATTGGAAATAACTTGCCCGCCGATCTGCATCATTTCTCCAAGTTTCCCGGAATTAAGTGACTGCGAAAGACTGTCCATCAACAGGTTTCCAACTTCCGGGAGTTCTTTTGCAAGTCTTGGAACGATCTGCATCAAATTGTTCGTTATATTTTCAGCCGCCGCCTTTACAGCATCTGCCAACTCCTGAGGTGAACTTGAACCATTCAAAAAGTTATCAAACGCCGCTTTTGCGGATTGCACAGAACCCTCTATGGTAGTCAATGCTTCTGCGCTTGTCGTTCCGGCAATACCCATATTTTCTTGAATCTTGTGGATTGCCTGAATGATCTGGTCGAACGACACATTGTCAAGATTCTCTATTTTTTCGTTGAGAATGCCGCTGTCGTTAATCAAGCGGATCATTTCAGCCTGCGTTCCACCATATCCAAGTTTCAGGTTATCCAACATTGTGTAGTTCTGCTTCGCAAATCCCTGATAAGCGTTTTGGATATCCGTCATGTTGGAACCAAATTTATTTGCATTGTCTGACATGTCTACCATTGCCATGTCTGCTATTCTGGCGGCTTCTGCGGTATTGTTTCCGAGTCCCTGTAAAAGTGATGCAGAAAAGCTTGTTACAGTCTCCATGTACTTATTTGCGGATACACCAGCTGTCTTATACGCATTGTTCGCGTTATCGATCACTGTCTGCGCGCTATCTTTAAACAGCGTCTCAACACCGCCTATGTTCTGCTCCAAGCTTGCAACGGAATCAAGAGACATTTTAGACACTGCCCCAAATGCTGCAGCAACGCCAGCTACTGATCCGGCAATCACTTTCAATCCACCACTTGCAACACTGCCAAGTTTGGAAATTCCTGAATTAAATCCAGAATCGTTTATTTCTGTGTTAAATTTTAATGAGCCATCATAACCCATACTATCCCTCCTTTATGGATAGCACAGGCTCAATGGCTCAATTTAAAGTGCTTAAATCTTAATCTCTACTTCTTTTTTGCACGTCCGGCACTTGATAAATGCATTGGTGCAAACGGAATTGTTGTTATAAATCAATAGCTTACACCCGCAAAAAGGACACTTATACCACTTTCTCTCAAGTGATGGTTTTTTAATTTTACAACTCATCTGTCACCTCACATAAAAGCATTTCCGATATCATAATCAGTCAGGCTTTCAGACGGTAATTGAATCGATTTTTGAATCTTTTTAATTCGCTTTCTCTCTTCCTTGTCTTTAATTTCCGATAAATCAACACTTCGGTACATTATTCGCTGCTTGATTTCTGTATCATCAGACAGGCCATCGAAAAGCATCCTGAATTTCCACCAGTGCATATATTTAATGTCGATTAAATCAATCCCATAATCCCTGAGAAAGCCGGATAATATATACGGATAATCAATGGAGTACGAGAACAAATTTTTCTTCGGCTTTTCTTGTGGTCTCCCACAATCACCTGTCTCCGCAACCTCTGCGCAATTTGCATCCATCGTTATAAAGCAGGACAATGCACTTATAGCTTCTTCGTCTGCGACTACGTCATCAAGAAAATACTGCTGTATGATCGCGAATTTTTGAAGAGCATCAAGCTCTTGGTCTTTTAACATGTCCAAAAGCCTGATGTATTCACGGAAATCCGTAATAACCTTGATGTTTTCACCTTTCACATTTACCGTGTTCGGTAACTCTTCATAGAAAAAATTCATGTTATTTCTTTGCACGTCTCTGAGCTCTATTCGGAGCATATTTGCTAACAACAGAATTTCTTCTCTTGTTTACGGCATTGATTTCTTTTTCGCATACAGCAATGAACGAATCATAGCACTCTTCGCAAACTCTCAAATTCATTTTCCCGTCAAAAAGTTTTTCAGAAGTACCTTCCCCGAAAATTCCGTCAAAAATATCATAAAACAACAAACAATATTCTCTGGTTATTTCGGATATTTTTCCAACCTTTTCAAGCTTCTTCTCCCTCGGCTCGATGCTTTCGAATACTTTTTCATATCTTTCCAAAAACTCTACGTCATCCATATCTATTTCAAGTTCTACATCGTTCCATTTCCACTGGCTCATTGGCTCGCTCTCCTATTCTTTCTCGTATTTTTTACCGCCTTAAAATCGGCGGCAGCTACTCCCCCATGTAATCACCCTTAGTGTAAGTGACCGTCTTGGATGTAATATCAGTCTCTGTAACATATCCTTCCTCGATGTCGGATACAGCTTTCAGTGATCCGTTGTAAACCAATGCGTCCGTTCCATCTCCGTCGGAATCTGGGATAACTGCGTAAGTTCTCTTTGTCGCAAAGCACTTATCGCCTTTCGTATTTTTCTTGTAAAAATCCACCGTGACAACTTCCACATGAGCATCATCCGCAACTTTCTCTCCATCATGGATTGCCGTAATGCGCTCATGTACCGGATTGCCTGCGTACATATCAAATGAGTATTCTGTAGCCGGAGCATATCCAACTACATCTGATCTCTCCGTGCTTTCATCCACGTACTGTCTGGAATACTCTTTCGGGTTTTTCCCATTTGTCATTGCGGTAAAATTGGTCATTCTTTCAAATTTCGGAGAGCTGCCCGTTGCATCCGTGTTCATGAATGCCACACGCAAATGTCTGCCGACTAATTTTGGTGCTGTTACTTCCATACTTATACCTCCTGTGTATAAATTAAGCGGCACTCAATACGATACTTAGCTTTTTCCTCGTTGATATCGTACAAGTAACCACTGTTTAAAGTTTCAATTGATATTGGACTTTTCTTTTCTCCGAGTTTCGGGAGGTTGTCGTTAAAACTCTGCTGTTCCAACCACTCTTCGAAGCTCTGGAAGAATCCACTGTTTTCGATATTGATTCTTGCGTCCTGATCGTATTCCTCTTGGCTCGTAAACGCAAACTGGAACTGTTTCTTTGACCCACCGTCCATGTATCTCTGGATAATCGGGTCGCAAGGGAGAGGGTCAACAGAGTACCCCATATCCGTTCCGATATAATCCACATTTACACGCCCGTCACTCAAAAACGGACATGTGAGAATGTATGATCTGACGCTGTCAATGAGATTTGACATACTTCGCCGCTCCTTTCAGGATAGAGTCTTTGTGGCGGTTTTTCATGCGCTCAAACCATCGTGATTTTTCCTTGTGTTCGTAATATTGTCTACGTGCATAAGGTGCAATCTGGTTGATCTCACCACTACCAATCACAGTGCCAAGGGTTGCTGACTTAACGAGTACTTCTGTCCGTCTTGGAGTCTCCGGGTTCATACGCCGGATGCATTCAGAGTCCACGAAAGACTGTGCGTTTGCAAAACCGGATTTCATACTTGGATTAAAGCTGGGATTCCAGTCAAGTCTTGCCGTCACTTTTCCACCTTTTGTTGCTTGCGTATAAATTACGCCTCTCGGTGTCTCAATCTGGAATTTTTTCTTTCCTTTTGCCACTACACTCCCACCACCTTAATATGCGGATTGCCGCCAAAAGTATTGTAGTTTGCAGATGTAATTCTAGTCTTGTCCAGTCCGTCCAAGTCCTTGATCGTCTGCATATCAATCTGACAATCTCCTTTTACGAGGTAATCGTCTTTCTTGATTTTCACACTCGTATCCGGGATTCTGACCGTGTAGGTGTCTGCTTGCTTTAATCCATCTGTCGTGATCTGCGACTTTTCATTTTTGTACCACCACACTTCCGGGATATATTCCCGTTCCCATTGATCCAGTCTTGTTTCCGGATCATACTGTCTGTGGTATATCGTAGCATCTGTATTGGTCAGCATTCTTCCACCCCCGCATAGAGCAGACCTGTCGGTTCCAAATATAGTTCCGCCGCCTGACACGCTTTCCGACATGACAATTCTTCCGATGTCTCATCAGCTGATTTTTCTTGTACATAGCTTACGGAATATCCATCAGTACTCTCCGATGCGATCTGTCTGCCACTGTTATTTTCTCGGCTTTTTTCATCCGAAATCAGTACATCACAAACTGCACATACAGCAAGTTTCACTTCTTCCATTTCCGTGCAGTTGTCCGCACGCCCAAAGGTAATCCTCCGAACGTGGGCACTTGCTTTCACGATCTGCCTTTGAAATTCTTCTTCTGTGGCTTTTCCCTTATACTCCGTCATATAGAAGTTATAGTCCGCATACAAATTCATTCAGATCAACTCCTACTCCGCAGCAGCATGTACATAGATAGCCACTTTCTTGTTGTCTTTCGCCTCTGCGATACCTACGGTACGATATCCGAACTTCCAAGCATCTGCATCCTGGTTCTGATCCGGTGTGATGATCTTAGATACAGTGTGCTTCTGATTCTGGATTACTGCATTCTTGTCAACAATCAAGAAATCAATCTTCTTACCGCCTGTTGTTGTAAAGCCGCCGGCTCCAGATGCTGTCAACGTGACTTTGTCGAAAAATCTTCCCTCAGGAACTTCAATCACTCCAGCCCAGCCTTCCAGAACTTTCTTGGATGCCGTTGTATCAAGGTCCTCAATATCCCCTTTGAGTGCGGCAGAGATATACAGATAACAGGTTTCCGGCTTTGCCTCCGCATTTTTAATAGCAGTCTTGCCTTTTCTAATTGCTGCAATTCCGGCTTTCGCATCTGCAATCGCTGCTGCCACTTTATTAGTAGATGGTGCGTATCCTGCATAAGATGCAAGTCTCCAAGCGTCAAGCTCCGGAACAACCTGTGTTCTCAAAAATTCTCCGGAAAGACGTCCGAAGGCAACACCTGCAGACTCGATATTGTCCATAGCGTCCACGGTGAACATACGGCCTCGATCATAAGTACATTTCTTAGTCTCGTATTCAAGTGTAACGTCACCTGCAACATATCCTGTCTGCTTATTGTAATTTGCAAGACCGGACATCGTCATTTTCGGAATCAAAATTTCATTTGCGTTTGCACCCTCTTTTACAAGTTCGTTTGGACCATCTAAAACCGCTGTCAAAGATGCCAGTTTGTAAACTTCGTCCAACATCGTAGAGTATGCTTTTCTTAATGCAATTGCGTTCGCCATATCTTATTACCTCTTTCTTTCTAAAAATTATTTTTCTGCCGGAAGTCCCATAGCCGCCCTGATTGCTGACAGATTATCTCCACCAACATCGGCACTGCCTCCTGTTGCTCCGACTGCGTTCATGAATGGTTCATTAGAACCAAATAAATAAGCATCAGATTCCTTTACGGTTTCCAATGCTTTCTTAATGTCCTCAGACTGGTTTTTCGATTCTTTCAAAGCGTCCATATCAAGCATAGCCATGACCGCTTTTTCATTGCGTCCCCCGGCTGTCTTGATCGCTTCTTTGATCGTGTCGGAAAAGATGCGATCCGCTTCTTTTTCGGCATACTCAGCATCCTTGTCTTTCAGCTGTTGATTCAGTTTGTTGATCTCGACCTGCATAGCTGTTGGGTCAACATCTTTAAATTTTTCCAAAGATTCTGTTGCAGTCTCAAGCTGACTCTTGTAATTGTCACGCTCCCCCTCTGCTTTTGTGGTCTTTGCCTTTTCAGCGGCAATATCTTTTCCGTTCTCTGCCATGATCTTATCAATAACATCCTGTTCCAATCCGAGTCCTTTTAAAAATTCTGTTTTCATGTTTCTGATCTCCTTTCGCATTAGGTAGTTTTAGGCGTGTTACCAACCGCCACGAATTGACTGTTTAAGGTCTCATCTACTGACCAAAAAAGGCATAAAAATAACACATATCTCTATGTGCTAATGTCTTACCTATTCAATTTTTACTCCTAAAGTAACGCCTGTACCTGCTCTTTCAAACTCTCCGGTACATCATCAATCGTCAAGTGTCCACCTTTGATTCTGTTTGCCAAAAACTGTGCCATAACTTACACCCCCATTTTCATAGTCGCAAGAATTAATTCCTGCACCGCCTGATCTGTGACTTCCTGTGCCGCCTGTGTTGCTTTTAAGTCTTTCTGCAATTTCCCATAGGCGCTCATACCGTCATCGACTGCTTCGTATTCTTTGATTACATTTTCTTCTGTCTCTGTATAGCCAACAAAGACAAGGTTGCTAAATCCCTCTGGTTTCTCTTCCTTGAGTGGTTTGTAGCCCTCCTTTTTGATGGAGCTGATTCTCACAGTTCCGTTTTCCATTATTTTTGCATAGTTCATGTTTAAATCTCCTTTCGGTATGTTACTTTAATATCGGGGTCAAGCTCCCCTCCGTCCGCTGTGATGACTGTGGTAGGGTAGTAGGTTTTTAATGCTCGGATAGCGTTTTGTTCGGATTGTGGTAGGGGGACGAATTCTTCGGAATCGTCCTTATACAGAACGTGCAATGGATTATCTGCCAAATACTGTTTATATGCATCCAGTGTAAGTTCCACCTCTTCTGGGAGAGTTATACATAGGATCCCTAAATTATTTATAGTAATACCTGTATCTTTTTTGTATCCTACACTGGAATAGTCATATCCTAACAATTCAGAGCAGAACGGTACGGCTATTGGGAAAGTAATGTCTGTCCTATAAAATATTTTATTCGCAGGTTGAACTGCCCACTTTCCAGTTTTTCCGTCAATCGTTTCATTTACAGAATTATACAACCACCCAATCTGTCCACCATGCTCCACCAGTCTGTCCCACTTGGTAATAGGGCGGTCGGATGTGAGAGTGATGGTTTGCTCTTTGCTCCAATTCTGTTCGGCGTTGGTAACTTTCACGTCCACTTCATACCTCTGCGTTTCCTCATTCCATTTCCCAACATTTTTGATTTCCTGCGGATATTCTTGGCTTGGGGATGGTTTACCGCCTGTGTAGGGTTCGTAGGGCAGAACGGTAGAGCCTTCATTTACCATGCAAACTTTTTTCAGTTCTTCCATATCGGATTCTGTAACATTGGTCATGTCTATTTTCCTGCATGCCTGTCTTATGTAAGCTGCACCTTCTGGCATTTCCGAATACATATTTATCGGAGAATTGATTTTTGTCTTTTCTTTATCGTATGCAACTATTGTATGCGCCAAAAATTTGTTTCCGCAGCTAGTAGAATACCTTTTGCCAGGAATAACAGGGATATACCCAGTGGTAATGTATTGCTTTAGGTTTATGATATTTCCAGTGTCTCCTGCAAGAGTACCAATCACGAACTCACTCGGATTAGCAAGATTTTTTCCTGTAGTCGTCACCTGCTCCGTCTTCCCACCAAGCTCCAACCTCTCAAGCGGCGCATCCAAGCTGTTTGGCAGTACCAACATCCCTGTACCCTCTAGCTCTACCCTGTCATAATTAGGTGGCTGCGGAGTGGAGACTCCAAGAGGGCAGATCGTATCCACTCCTATGATTCCTGTTCCATCTACCATTTTAAGCATTGTACTTCCACTCCTTTTTCACTGGTTGCTGTGGGGATGATTTGGACTAGGTTACTCTTTCCACCGCCGTAAGAACCGTACTGCAATCGCTGTGCAGTCTGCGCCGGAATCAGTACACTTTGTTCTTTTGTCGCGTCTCTTTCCAAAGATGCGTAGATATCGCCGTCCGTGAAATTCTTGACCAGAAATTCTGATGATGCCACCTCAAATTCAAAAATCAATGTTGCTTCCGCTGTCGGCTGTCTGATTACTTTTACTTTACTCATTTTCTACCTCCTAAATCGTTTTGGTACAGGTGCCACTCTTCCGCGCATATCGTAATAGATGCGCTCACGCTCTTGATGCAGCCCCATTCGCTTACAAAATCTGGTGTACTCTCCCAGTTGTCCTTGATACTTTGCTTTTGCGATTATTACATCGTATGGGTCAGCTCCACCTTGTTTTAGCAGCACAGCCTTTTCTCTCTGTGCCCTCATTGCAGTTTCCATTTTCCTCTGTTGCTGTTTGGCTTCGTATAAGGTGTATTCCTTGCCGTTGAATGTCTTAGGTATACTTTCCTTGCGGTTTTGCTCTTCCAGCCACTCATCTGTCCAGTTTCTTTCGGATATTCCGGGAATAAATACATGATAGATGTGATAGCAGTTTGCCCCGAGTAATCCAGTCACACTTCCTAGTCCACATACAGTTATGAGTTCTTCCTTGCTGTATACCTTTCCTTGCCATGCTGCGTGAGTTGGTCTGGCTCCGGCGTGCCATTCCACCTCAAAATAATCTGTTCCTAACTTCTCGGCGTTTATATCCGTGATCTTCCCAGTAAGCTGTGATACTCCCGCCATAACCGCTCTCCTTGCCGCCACGTCTACCCTGCTATGCCACCCGGAAGCGTAATCAATGCTCCTGAGTCCGCTGTTTGTGAGCTGAGTAACCACCTTGCGTATCATGGTATTATAATCAAATGCTCCGTAAACAACGCCTGTGATAGCCTTATCAAGATAGCTTTGGTAGATGTCGGATAATGGAGTCATAACAAGCCTACCGCCGCCGTAATCCACATAAAATCCCATGGACTTTGTGACGTTCCGCAGATCATCATTGCTCTGCTGGATGAATCCATCTGCAAGCTGTTGCAACTCCTTATTATCCTCGTAGGGGATATATTCCGCATTGACCTGCTCGTAGATGTCTTTATTGCGGACATATTCCCAGTCGATAACCTTGTCATACAGTTCAAACACTTCCGGATAGGATAGGTTCAGCGCGGTTTTTATCATCTTTTCGATGTCCTCAGAAGAGTACCCGATAATCTGTAGTCTATTGATCTGCCAGTCTGCCGTGCTTGTGATTTTTCCTGCTTTTTTGATTCTCCTGACGATATCCTCAAGAATCATATGTTCCAGATCCAAAAAATGCTTTTCAATCTGCCCGGATAGTTGTTTCTTATAGTCCTCTCTCAATTAGATCACCTATTCCATAATCTGATTCTGTTCCGGCAACATCTTTTTCGCTGTGGCTTCATCCTCGTTGTACCATTTCATTCGGTATTCCAGATGTGACATAACCCCCATGCTCACGTCCTGTCTATCCTGCTGACGCTCTGTTTCCTCATCGGTCAGAATGGAATCGTTGAATTTGCAAGAGAACTCATATCCCGAATTAAGCATGCTGTTGTAGAATGCAAGCCCCGCAGCGAAGTCTTCCAAGCAATCATATAAGTTATTCTGAATCGCCGTTACCCGGTTGTACTTCCGGTTCTTTGATGCTTTAATCTCCGTGGCTGTTTTAGCCACTTCCTGCGCATCTGACAGGTCTCCATAAGCAAGCCCTACTGAAAATTCGATTTCACGCTTATACTCTTCCAATCCACGTTTAAAGGCTTCATCTCGCATTTCTGGGGAGTATTCTTTCAGGAGTTCCTGATCCTTTCCAGCATCCAGATTCATTCCCCGGTACAGTTTGTTTTTAAGCTTCGGAAGTCCAAACTTCCCGGTTGCCTTATCTTGCTTAAGTGCTCTATTATCCACATGGATAGCACGCTCGCCCGATTCGTATTCCCAGTCAAGTCTTGCTCCCTGTGTATCCGCTTTCCGAATCAGTTCAGCGGCAGATTCGTACACTGATACGCCGCATGCGGAACCATCTATTTTATTTTTGATTGGATTGCGGTAATACCCAAAGTCCATTCGGTTCATACCTGGGTATGTAATCGGTCCTGGTAGGATATTCTCCCATTCTTCTACCGCTTCTAGGCTACATGGAAGACCGATATCATTCGCTGTCTGGGAGTGGAAGCACTTGTTTTCTATGGTCAGATTCCAGTCAATAAAATAGTGCCGTTCAAGCCTCGTGAAATAATCAGCGTCCCCAACCTTTTTCACGGTCAGAAATGCAATATCATTCGGCTTTCCATCATCCCCAAAACTGATCGGTATGATCTTGTCGGCTGAGACAAATTCTGCAGCCGATTCTCCCAGTGGTTTCAAAACAAATGACCCAAGTGCAAGTCCTTCCTGCAGGTTTTCATTCAGACTTGCGATATTCTTTTGATAGATCTTGTCCAGACGTTCATTTGTCACACTGGTTTCCATTTCAACCAGCGCGCAGTCTGCAAACTCTCGGCAGATTCCATCTTCAATCCCAAGAGAAACAATGCTATCCGAAATCCATTCTGCATCACCATTTAACATCTGTCTCCATCTGTTGATTGCATCTATCATGTCGTTGGATAGTGCGATATCCTTGCCGATGATCTGTTTTAATGTCGTATATCCAAACATTCTCATGATTCCTTTCCATAATCTCTTAATTCCATCAAACATCTTCCACCTCTTCAATCAGGTATTTCATATCACGTTCAATCGTGTATTCAAATGCATCCAAGCTGTCAATGTCAGTGCTGCCGTCATCCAGACGTTCATCCTTCCCAACAGCTTCTTTGTTCCAGACCGCATCTGAAAAAGCAGTCTGTAGCGACTCACAATCTTTTGTAATAAAAAACCGCCCAGCCCCCATGAGCTTGACGGTGCATCTGATCCTGTCGTTGATTGGTCTTTTCTTCGCTGGCTTGACAGCGATCCACGGAAACTCCTTTTCCACAGCGTTACGGATAGAATTACCAAGCACTGTCTCTGCATTATCCCAGAATACGGACTCTACGTTACAATACTGCACGTAATCACCTCTTTTCACGCATACCGAATATTGTTCTATTACTTCTCTGATAAATTCGCAAAACAACTCATTCAACCTATTGCTGTCGATATCTTCTTTTTCATCTTTCGCCGTGATTCTACGGGATTTTAGTGCAATTACATCTCTGTAATTATCCGTATACCCTCTGGCAACGAACGAGTGACCAGATTGATTACCACCGAAGTCCAAACCGATCTCGATTGATGCAATATCTTCCTTTCGGAACTGCTTATACTCTGAGTCTGGAGAGAATTCATCCACAATCTCGCATCTAAATGATTTCGGAACATCAGCAAACCGCTTATAAATTGCCCCATCTGCTCGTTTCCATAAGCCAAGGATGAGGCGGTCATAATAGATTGTACCCTCATATTCCTTGCAGAGTTGCTTGACAAATTCTGGATCCAGAAATGGATTATCGAATATGGTGTACTTTTGGAGATAGATGTCCAGCTCTACATTGTCAATGAACTCTTTGAGCCAATGCGTTGGATGCTCCGGGTTACAAGCCCCATCAAAGCAGGAATACGGTTTATCAAGACGGGACTTTAACATCTGGAAGACTTCTTTGTTCCACTTTGCAATCTCATCCCCGTAACAATACTTGATGGATGCTCCCTGTATCTTTGCAACCTGACTAACCTTTTCTGCTCCAAGACAATAGACATCTTCGCCGCATACTCTAGCCACATTCCGGTTGTTAATGTTCCCGATCAGATCACTGGTATAGATCTCTCTCATCGGTTGGAGCACGTTTCGCTCAATGGATTCTTTAGAGACTCCCATTATTACATTTAAGCCGGGGAGTCCAGCTCTATCTCGGATTCTTTTTGGAACAATATAAGCAGTATCTACAAATGACTTTCCAGAACGCACCGCGCCAGATTTAATATTCCATCTGTGCGTTGCATTCATTATGTACTCATTCTGCTTTTTGCTTAGCTGCATTGTCATGCAATCCTTTCAAGATTTCATCCAGCTTCTCAATCGCTGTCCTATCTTCATATTCCTGCTTATCTCTCCATTTGTCCGGTTTCCGGTTCTTCAACCAGAAGATCTGGGCTGTAGTGTCCGGTGCTACTTGCTTTGTGACCTTTTTCGTAGTTTTCATCTCATCGAGTTCCGGTATGTATTCTCTGGTCGTTTCCGTGTACTTATATCCAAGCGCACGTTTTAGCAAAGCATTCTCAACTTGACGATCAACGACCTCTTTTCCTCTTTTTAGGGTGTCCGAAATGTCCGAATACTTGTCTTTCCAGCTATTTAATGTGCTTCTGGAAATTCCGATATTATCTGCAATCTGCTCATCCGTCAGACCATCTCTCGCCCATCCCTCTATCTTTAGCAAGCCTTCCGGCTCTAGCCACTCTTGATATTTACCTTTCGCCATCCGACTCACCACCTTTTAAGCATAATAAAAGCACCCATCTCTGGATGCTAAGAATTTAGGACTACTGCTATGAAAATTACAAACGCCAACAGAAACCAAAATAACCAAGTACACAATCAAAATTTATAGGAAAAAAGGAGGAACCTTGCAGTAGTCCACAACGGGTATAGCAGGATTCGAACCTGCGACACATCGGTTAACAGCCGATCGCTCTACCAACTGAGCTGTACACCCGTAGGATGCCCTTTATCGACATCCTTTACCCTATCCGCACTCGGGTACTGACACAAAATATAGATTACCGAATCTATTTTGTTTTTACATAGCAGATCTGCGGATATCTGCGTTTTGTGATATCACTCGTAGCACTTCCGCAACATTCCGGAATTAAAATTTACTGCGATATGCTACTAAGCCGTGTACAGGAGTCGAACCTGTCTGCCCTACATTTGCCACAGCATAAGAAAAAGCACCACCACATAAGTGACAGTGCCTTTTTATCTTCTTTCACTCTTTCAGTATACCAGTCAAGTCACTATATGTCAATAGATTTAGAACATTTAGAACACATTATTCCAGTGTACTTTTAACATACTGTAGCACTGATTATACGGCACTCCAACTTCTGCGGAAATTTCATATTCATCCATTCCGTTTATATATTTCAATTCCATTACCATGCGTAGAATATTGTCCGGCAACTGGTTTATGTATTTTCTTGCTTCTTTGATGAGTAACTCGTTCTCGAAGTATAGCGCTCGATATTCCGTTTCAATATCCACACTATCATCAATATCGCTCATACTGTCATCTATCCCGCCTTTTCCCGATGGCATACCGCTCATATTGATTTCGGATGACATTGCCGCATATTTATGTGCTTTATACAATTCAGCTAGCCGTTCCATTCTGATGTTATTTTTATGTATTCGTTTTATGCGTGCTTCTGTTATCACCCATCACACTCCCTTTCGTATCTATTCCGACCTTCTTCAAAAAGTCTTCCACCGTGTGCTTCTTGTACTCTGCAACGTCCTTTTTCGTCCTCTCACGGCTTTTAAAATCTTTCGCTTCTTCCTCGGTCTTACAATGCACCGCAATCTTATTATCTGCATCCTTAAATTCGTCCCAGTTAAATCTCATCTTTTTTACCTCCATAATCTCCGCACAATCCAATCTAAAAAAACCACAAATAACAGTATCGGAAACCCTCCAGCCAGAAGATAATCTGCTCCTTCTAGCTCTACTTCCTCTTCGATTCCTGTCTTTAAAGTAA